TCATGCGTCTGTTTCCTCACCCTTGCCCTTACCCGCATTGACGAGGAGGATTCCGGCGACGGCCATCGCGAGGCCGAGCATCTCACGGCCGGAGAGGGCGCGGCCGAAAGCGAAAACAGAAACGAGCGTTATCACAGCAACACCGGACCCTTCCCACACGGCATAGGCGACACCGACCGGAATAACCTTAACTGCTCGTGCCAGGAAGACGTAGGAGAGCGCGATCGAGGCATACATAATGATATGCCCCCAATAGGTGCCGGAACCGGACGCAGCCTTCATTACCGTCAGGCCGACGACTTCGGTCACAATCGCGAGTACCAGGAAAAACCATGCAAGGCGCATGAAAACCTACGAGAATAAGGCCGAGAAGCGGTCCAGCAGCGGTTGCACGATCGGGTCACGACGGTCGACGTGTTCGGCGCAAACTAGCAGCATCTTCTCGATGCGTTCCAGCGAAATTTCGCCACCTGGGTTGGAAGCGTTCGCCTGCTCCCCTCCATTTCCTGGCAGTCGAACTTAAGTCCGCCGTTGTGGCCGATCTTGGCGCGTTTCGACTGACGCCAGCGGCAGGACCGTCGAGAGGGTCGACAACCGGCCAGGGCGGACAGCCGCGATAAAGGCACTAGTAAGGGTGCTGTGAAGAAGCCAGAGGCATGGGGGCCCGCTCGGCGGTCTCCTGTCGGCCGCTGGCGCACTGTTCGCCGGGAACGGTCCTGTTCAGTGGGCGCTTGCCGCTGCAAGGGTCGCGGCTGTGCTCGTCGGGCTCTGGTGCTTCGTTCGCCGGGTTCGAGAGGCTGGGTGGTGCTCGTCCCCTCATCGCGGCTGCTGCAGTTCTCGCCATCGTCGTCGTCATTGTTGCCTTGATCCACCGGCAGGGCGGCGACGACGTTCGTCAATCCATAGAAAGGCAGAACAATGAAGCTGGCGCACTGCGGACGATGTCCGCTCTCGCGTTGACCTTCGCCCTAACGGGATGTGGCACTTTGGCGCCGGCAAGTGCTGACGGTCTCCGCCGCGTGGTGGGCACTGGTCGGCGCGCGCTACGCCGCCGGCGGATCAGCGGACGATCTACCGGACCGTCTTCGGCATCTGCGCCGCGGCGGTCTGGACGAAAGGGGGTGCGCTAGACACGGGGAAGGGACCTGAATGTCGCAGAGATATTTTTCTCCGATCGAAATTCTCAATGCCTACGGGCCTTCGTAGCGGGTGGCGTCGTCCTGAAACAGTTCAGGCTTTGGCAGGGCCTCGCGCTTCTTCGTGCCCGGCAGAACCTCGAACCAGTTGTCAAACATGACCATCGTCGAGCCAAGTTGTGCGAGCACCTGCGGATTGCCCTCCATTTTGGCTTTACCGGACGATACTTTATCGGAAAGTGTCGCAGTGCCGATCATGACATCCTCCAGTTCGCGGCGGTCAATCGTGACGGTCAGGTCGGCGTCTTCGGCCTGATACCCGGCGATAGTTGTCAGCTTGGCATTGCTCATTTCGAGGACAAATTTCTCGCCGTTATCTGGCGTCGAAAGATTGATCTTGAAAGTCATGCCCTCCGCCTTACCGCTTTCCATCTGGATACCAAGGTAGTTGAGGAATAGTTCGGTGCTCGTGCCGCGCACGAAGTCAGGACTGCCCGCCTTTGCAGCCTTTACGGCGACGACGCCGTCACGTAGCTCCTTCGCGCCAGCCAGGAAACTGTGACGGAGACTGGGGCTTTCGAATTGGTAGCCCATCTGCTCATAAGTATCGGCGAGCAAGTCTTTTGCCTCCTGGTTGTCCGGTTCAGCATAGACGAGCTTGTTCAGAATCTCGGTTGCAAGGCGGTATTTGCCCTCAGCATAAAGATCACGGCCTTTCGCCATCACCTTGGATCCGCCGCCCATCATTTCCACATAAAGAGGCGCAGACTCCTCCGGCGATAGCGGCACCAATGTCGCTGGATTCAAATCCCAGAACCCGAGGTATCGCTGAATGACAGCTCGGCTGTTGTGCAGATAGGAGCCGTGGTAGCCCCGTGAATGCCATTGTTGCTGCAGACTCTTCGGCGGCTCGTAAACATTATGGATCTGGTTGATGGTGACGCCTTTGTTCGCCAGGTGCAGGACCTGGTTGTTCAAGTTCGCGTACATGTCGCGTTGACCGCGCATCACTTCGGTGATCCGCTCTTTGCCCCAACGCGGCCAGCTATGGGAGGCGAACATCACGTCCGCTTGGTTGCCAAACTGGTATAGCGCGAGGTTGATGTACTGTGACCATGCGAGAGCGTCGCGTACAGGTGCCCCTCGCAGCGTCAAAATATTGTGGAGGCTGCCCACGATGTTCTCGGCCGCCCAGAATGCTTTGAAATCCGGAAACCAGGTATTCATTTCCGCTGGCGCTTCGGTGCCCGGCGTGTTCTGGAAGACCATCCTCACGCCGTCGATGGTGAGTTCCTGAATGGGCTGATCAATGCTGATGGTCGGCGGTAGAATCCCCACGTCGCCGCTGGCCACCGCCTTGCCGATCGAAGCGTCGACATGTCCATAGGGGCTGGGTGGCACGAGGTCGCCGTAGGTGTAGGACTTGCGACGGGTCATCACATTACCGGCGTAGAGGTTTTCCGCGATCGCCTCATTCAAGAAACCCTTGGGAGCAATAATCTGAACCTTTTCTGCGGCGAGCGCGGCATCATCGACGACGCCGCGAATACCGCCGAAGTGGTCGCCGTGGGAATGAGAAATGATGACGGCGACGACGGGCCGCTCGCCAAGCTTCTCATTGATGAATTTAAGCGCGGCACGTGCCGTTTCCTTGACCGTCAGTGGATCGATCACGATCCAACCTGTATCGCCCTTGATGAAGGATATGTTCGCGAGATCGAAGCCGCGAATCTGATAGATGCCCGGAACAACCTCGAACAGGCCGTACTCCATGTTGAGCAGAGCCTGACGCTGCAGGGATGGGTGGATGCTGTCGAACTCCATCCCCTTAAGCAGGAAGTCCCAGTTGTCCATGTTCCAGGCCACATCGCCTTTATCATTCATGATCTGACGGAAAGGCGGGGCAGCGATGAAGCCGCGCTTGGCTTCCTCAAAGTCCCGCTTGTCAGCGAAGGGCAGAAGCTGGCGCTGCTGTTGCTGCGCCTCGATCGTGTATTGCGAAGGCATCTTTCCCTTCGGACTGAAATGCTGTGGCTCCTGCGCGACCGCCGTGCCTCCAAGCCCTCCAGCGAAAACTGCACCAATCACGAGTGACAGTAGCTTAAGCAAACCGTTCATGGCCTGTCTCCCCCGCCAGTTTATGGGCGTGCAACGCGCCCCGGCGCGTGGAGTATGGCACGCGGGTCACTGGCTGACTATCGCCCCTTAGGGAACGTCGATTGTGGTCAAGCGGCCAGGGGCGGTGGTGGCACGTCGCTGATCGGCGCCCGAAGACTCCATCCCGGCTCAATGCAGGACAAGATCGACGAACAGTCGCAGGGCTGTGCGGCGCCTGCGCCTGGACCGAGAGCGAATGCGCCAGCCACGACGCGGCGCAGCAGTAATCAACCAAGCGAAATCGCATTGCATACGAGGAGCATCGACGGGAAGATCAAGGATGAAGCTATGGAATTGCCGAGGCGTGCTCAAAGGCTCGAATGGAACCTAAATTCAACCCTGAACCTGCTCACCCTCATCGGCTGATCGGCGGCGGCGGATGGATCTGGGCGAACACCAAAGAAAAAGCCCCGCACCGTGAGGTGCAGGGCTTTGGAAACTGGCTCCCCGGGCCGGAGTTGGCTCCGGTAGGAGAGCGGTAGCGACAGCCATATTTTACAAGACGTTAGAAGCACATTCTGAAGCTCTAAGATTGTCGATGTAACCAATATGTAGCCAAAATGTAGCTCAATTGGCTCCGATTAATTTGCGGATACGATCGACGTTTTTGCCGCGCTCCTTCGCTGCGAGGTATTCCCGCTCCATGCGGTCCAGCAGAGGTTGCGCGATCGGTCCACGCCGGTCGACGAGTTCGGCGCAAACTAGCAGCATCTTCTCGATGCGTTCCAGCGAAATTTCGCCGCTCGGGTTGGAAGCATTCGCCTTCATCAGCTGCTCGCCTCCATTTCCTGGCACTCGAACTTAGGTCCGCCGTTGGGGCCGATCATGCTGCGCTTCGCCTGTTCCCGGCGCTTGGCGTTTTCCTTGCGAGTGACCATCTCGACGTGATCCATTTCCGGCCGCACGCAAAGGCGATTGCGGCAGGCGTGGTCGAGTTCTTTTTTCCCGGGGATATAGCCGTGCTCGTTGGTCCACATGGCGATGTGGACTGCGACCGTCTGGCCGTCGAGAGACATGCGGGGGTAGCCCTTGCCTCGACCGGTCTTGCCCGAATCAGGGCCGGTCCACTCCCAGCAGCCAGAGACCGGATCGATGCGGACCCGGGACATGATCTTCGCACGGATGCGATCGCGACGGCTGCTCATCCTCGGCGCCTCCAGGCGTCAAATGCATGGCGCAGATCCTGCCAGCGGGCGGCTGCGGCCGGGTCGTCGTTCAGCTCGGCGCGCGAGCCGATGTTGAGGATGGATCGGACCTTCGTTGCGGCGCGATCGTCGGTGAGCGGGCGCGCCAGGCCGTGGCACTCCTCGAGGAACTTCTTGAAGGCCGGCTCGGCGCATTTCATCGCGCATTCGGCGGCGTAGTCTTTCGGCTTCTCGCGTTGCGGGGGCGCGTAGCGGCGCAGCTCGGCGACCAGGGCGCGATATCGGCCGGCGAGGGCATCGTAGGTCTGGAGCAGCCAAATCAGATCGTAGGGCGCGTTCAAAACCATTTCGCTGTCTCCGATCGGCGCGCCATCCGCGATCGTCGCGACGAGGAAATTCCCTTCCTTGCTTGCAGCGGTCAGGCAGATCTTGTCTCCATCCGACTGGATACCCCAATCGGATGTTGCGAGCGCGACCCGGTTGCGGATCGCGTCCATGCGCTTCTGTTGTGGCGAGGGCTCCGGATGGTTCATCGGCCGGCCACCCAAACGCGCGTGTTGACTAGGAACTTATGGAAGTCCCAGCGGTAGCCGGCTTCGCGAAAGGCGCAGAAGGCCTTGTACATCGCCTTGTTGCGCGTCACGGCCTCAACACTCTCTTCGGAAAAGCCGTAAACGGAAACAACAAACGTTCTCACCGCCGTACCTCCGGAAAGCCGTTGTGCTCGACACCGTCGAGGAGACGGCCGGCGGCCTTCTTGCCGACATTCGCGACGAATGCGGCGCCCGCATCTGGATACAGTTCGGCAGCTTTGGCCGGTCGATTTCCGGAAACAGCGACCCACCCGGATCGGGGATTGCCTTCGGCTTCCTCTGGTGTAGACGGTGCCCAAGAGCCCCATTGCTTGAACAGGAAGGGGATGCTGTTGTCGGAGCAGAAGTCACGAGCTGCGCGGTGCCATTCTGGATGCGAAGATCTAGGGCCGCTCTCTCCCCCGGAAACAAGCCAGCGGATGAATTCCCAGTCCGTCCAGTTGACGGGGCCAATTGCCGGCTCGTAGCTGACCCATGTCAGCCATCCGATTTCGGCGAGGGCCCGCATTGGATCACGCCGCTCGTCGGCGCGTTTCTGATCCTCGACAGAGACGCCGAGCCAGACGTTTGGGAGCGGCTTGGCAATGGCTTCGTAGGCGGTCTCATAATGATCCGGCAAATTGCCGCCCCGGACCAGTGCGCCATATCCGGCGATGAAGCTCCTTCGAGAGGGCATGCCTAGCATGTATTCGCGCATGCGCTCCGGCCGCTTCGTCAGCACCTGGAAGGTGTGCTGCGGCGCCAGCGCCATGACCGCGAAAACATGATCGATCCAGACCTGGTCAACGCCCTCAGCGAAGAGATCGCCATGGGCGCAGACGAAGATCATGCGCGGCGTCGTCCAGCGCAGCGGTTGATCGAGCCATTGGCGGTTGAGCCGAACCTCGCCGGTCCAGACTGGGCCGGCCTTCGTGTCCTTCGTCAGGCCCTTCCGGCTCGGGTGGTTCTTGAGCCGCGTGCCGGCGAGCTTCATCGCGTAGCAGTTGGTGCAGCCGGGAGAGACGACGGCGCAGCCGGTGATCGGGTTCCAGGTGGCGTCCGTCCATTCGATCTTGGTGCCGTCAGCCATTGGCCTTCTCCCTGATGATCTTGACCTTGCGGATTGCGCCGGCGGGGACGCCGCGGCGCATGGCGGCGAGCTGGCGCGCGTTCTCGGCGTCGCTCGCGTCGAGATCGAGCGGCGCGATCTCCGGATCTTCAAAATGGATACGGAAGGGCAGGAGCTTATGCATCGAGATGCTCCGTGGCGAAGCCGGCCTCGGCGTTGACGCACTCGACGATCAAGAGCGCGATCGCCAGCGCCTCCTCGTCGGGACGCTCGTTGTTCACGTCGACGGTGAAGACATCGCAGCCGTCGCGATCAAGCACGACGCCGATATCCGTTTCGGAAAGTCGCAGCGGCACCTCGACGTTCTGATCGAGGAAGGCGGTGCGGATGCTCCGGTGGCTGACGGGATGCGGCGTGGCCGATGCGGCGTTGAAAGCTTCGATGGCGGCGCGGTGAGGGGCACCAATGCTCATCGTCCAGCCTCCCTCGTTTCGGGGGCTGGGTCGGACGGAACAGGCAAGCCTAGCTTCTTGGCGTTGTCGAGCAACTCTTCCAATCGCGCTTTCGATTTTGCCATTCGCTGCTGCTGGTCAGAGATCTCCATCAGCCTCAGCAGGATTGAAGCTTCGCAGTTGCTCTTTGCTGCCTCTACCGCGCCCTCTCGGTTGGCGAAGAACGTATTCTCATACATCATGTCGCCGTCATGAGTGACGTTAGGCCAGCCAAGCTCTTCGCAACGCTTCTCTATGATCTCCGCGCCTCGATATGTGTAGACGGGGATGGAGGCGCTGAATGTGTCCGGTGAAACGACAAGGTCCCGAAGCTTCGCTGGATCAGCCTTCATTTCAAACTGGTATCGCATCAGCTTTTCATTGAGGGTTCTGTCGGCCTCCTTGATGAGCGCCCCGTCCAAGCTGATCACGATGATTGCGTGGACGTAAGGAGATCCGATGCAAATGCCTTCTTCAGTAACTTCTACCTGGTGGTCGATGCGGTAGTGTTCTTTGACGTTTTTCCATCCCATTAGTTGCCCTCCGAGATGGCGGCTCGGCTGGCGATCTCCAGCGCTACGGTGATGCGGCGGTGGGCGACGGCTTCAAGATCCCGCACACTGATCGAAACGGTGTCCTCGTGATCCGCGTCAGCCGGCTCCCCTAGCTCACAAGCTGCCGTGACGATCTCTTGCGCAAGCGTCTCTACGTTCAACCGGCCCTGCGGCGTGTTGCGCTTAAGTGCGATGCGGATCGCGCCCTCGATGCAGCCATAGCTGTCGTCGTAGCCGTCCGCATCGATCGCCTCATTGAAGGCCCGGATGGCGAGATCTCGGATCTCGTCCGCGCCCATCAAATTCGCATGGGGCGGTGGGTTCTCGTCACCGTACCGATAGGTATGCGCCTCGCCTTCTGGTAGCGGCTCGCCGCTATCGAGATCCACAACGGGTGAGCCTTCCAAGCAAGCCGCGTGGCAGGTCATAAGCTCGATGTCTGTCGCGCAGATATCATCGGCCTTAAAAGGCTCGGCGCAGATCGGGCACCGATCGATCCGCCCCTCCGTCTGGAGATTGGCGAACCATTCCCGGGCCTCGTCGAAGTTCTCTTCGGCGCGCTTCATCCAGAGATCGCGGCGGGGCTCACGCTTTTCCAGGCCCACGCACGCCATCATGGCCACGCGCGCGGCGCTTACGGCGAGCTCGCCGACGGTGATCTGGAAAGCCAGGTTCATGGGAACGCCGGCATCGACCATCTCTTCGGCCATCTGCATGGCGAGAGCCATCCGGTACTTGCCGGTGATTTCATTGGCTCGCGCGCGCAGCTCGGGCGGGAGGTCGAAAGTTTCTGACGGCGCCGTCATGCCCGCGCCTCCAGTGCCCTGACGTGCATGGTGACGCGCGGAACCGAGATCGGGCGGATGTCGTAGCCGCCCGTCTCGCGGGAAGCCCGGGTGAAGACGACCGTGCGGCGATCGTCCTCGAGGATGCCGCGATGCTCGGCGACGCTCCAGCCCCAGCGGCGCTCGGCGACATAGTCTTGCATGACATACTCGGTAACGCCGAAGGCCAGCGCCAGGCGCGGGATCGTCATGCCGGAGAGATAGCCGGCACGCACGGCCGGCTCTTTGAGAAGCGCGGTCGACGTTGAGAGGCCGGCGGGCGGAACAGGGTTGCGGACGTGGAGTTTGACCGTCATTTCGGTTTCCTTGGATCAGCGGATGGTCGGAAAGAGGAAGAGATCGAACCAGAGATCCTGCAGCCGCTCGCGGTCGAGGCCGTGCGTCGTGGCGATTTCGAGGAAGGTGCGATCGGGCGTGGCGTAGCAGTCGAGCAGCGCGGAACGCTCGGCGACAGTGAGATCATGGCCGCGAAGGGCGGCAACCGGCACTGCGCTGGCGCGCTGGTGGCGCGTGGCGGCATCGTGACCGGCGGGGAGCCTGACGAGCTGCGGCATCATACCCTCGCATCCGACGCGAACTGCCATTCCTTGCGTAAGGCCGTGGTGCCGGCCAGCGCGGCAGACATCAGGAGTGCGATTGAGAGCGCGAGGATGGCGCAGGCGAGGAAGAAGCGATCCGGTCGGGCCTGGAGGCGCGCCTTTTTATATCCGGTGAAATGCAGATATGCAGAATGCTTGTGCATGGCAGGGTGCTCCGTGCGCAGGCGGCCAGCGGTGAGCGTGGCCAGGCGGCGATGCGGCGAATCTACGAAGGCTTACGAGAGCGTCGGCTGTGCCGTTGAGAAGTAGCCTCCGGACGCATTGCTGAGCCGCTTAGAGGATGGCGGCAAAGCGGTAAGTCCGGAGGGGGCATTCGCCCGGTCCAAGGTCAGGCGACCTGTCTGACCGATAGGCGCCGGGCGATGCGGGCCGCATCCCCGTGCAACCGGCTGATCGTTGACTCGGTCCAGCCGCGCTGCACCAAGGTCTCGATACTGACGTTCTGATCGGCGAAGGCAAGTTCGCGCATATCGTCGGCCATCCGCTCCTCAAGAGTGCGGATGCAGTGCGGTTGCGCCTCGATTTTGCGGGCTGCGTTTTCCGTCTGGGTGCGAATGCGTATCATGCTGCGGCTCCATCTAGTTGTGCCGCAAATATCGCGAAAATCGCTATACAGTGTCAAGGGAATTCTTAGCGAAAAACGCTAAGTCAGAAAATAGGCTGGCGAATCAACTTATTAAAGATCGCTAAGTGTATATAGGCTGACAGTTGTTTTCCAGCGGGACGCAGTGGAGCAGCCGCTTCGCTACGGCGTCAATCTTCGCGCTGGACCGAGTAAATTACGCGGCCGACGATGCGAACGATGTCGCCGTCGCCTCCAGAAAGGTCAATCGGTTCCTGATGGCGGGGATCGTTCGATTCCGGCAGAAGCCAGAACTTACCGCTTTCATCCTTCCACAAAGTCTTGACCGTGGCCTCACGGAGGCCGTCGCTTCGTTCGCGCTCGATGATATAGCGCTTCCCGATCAGCGGAGACTCTCCGGTCTCATTGATATCCGTGTAGATGAGAGCGGAGCCTTCCGGATACCGCTTGTTCATCGAAGGGCCGGCGGTCTCGGCTCCGTAAAGTGAGAAGTGCCGGTATGCAGGGTCATCCGGGACGGCCACCTCGTACCAGTCATCTTCATCCCACACGAGGGACTCTGACCAAGTGCCGGCTTGCACGCGCTGAGACACCCTTACGATCCGGACGTTGCCGCGGTTGGAAATGAAATCGACAGGATTGCAGTGAAGGATCTCTGCCAATCGCTCCATCAGCCCGACCGTGAGTTCGGTTTTGCCGTTCTCCAACTTGTTGTAGTTGGTCAAATGGAGGTGCAGCGCATCAGCGACTTCCTGCTGCGTCATACCCTGCGCTTTGCGAAGTTCCTTCAATCTCATCATAGTTCCTATTTTAGCGAATACCGCTAATTGTTGACACAGCGATTATCGCTAAATCATGCTTGACAGCTACTTAGCGATTTGCGCTATATGTGATTATGGACCTTAGAACTTGGCGTACCGAAAACGGATTAACCATGAGTGAGGCGGCGGCGCTGCTGTCGATCGAGAGCGCGCGCACCTATCAGCGATACGAGACCGGAGAGAATCGGCCAGACGCTCCTTTGGTCGAGCGCATTCGCTCTGTCTCGGGCGGCCTCGTTATGGTCGAGGATATTCACCGCCAGCGCCTCGAATGGCTGAAATCCAACAAACCAGAGGCTGTGGCTAATCTGATCGATATGGTCGCGGAGGCGGCTGAATGACGTTCCCTGAGCAAGGCACCGGTCTCCTCCTCCCAACTGGCGGCCTTGCCACCTGGCAGGGATGCGCCCAATTGCGGCGCGTCCCTGTCTCTGTTTTTCCATCTGCCTATCCATGCGGCCCTCCTGATCTGATGGGCTGACACTACGCCGCAAGCGCGCGGCCCTCACGGAATCCTTTCGATTGATTTTTTCCTTGACCCAAACTCAGGGGTGTTTTCGTGCGTGCAATTTCTGAAGAACATGCATCCGTCATCAAGGCCGCCACGGCTGCGGCTTACGAGGCGCTCGGCGGTGTGAGCCGCGCAGCCGAGTCGCTCGGCGTCGCCTCCTCCACGCTGACCAAATATGCCTCCACGGGCGAGGAATGGCGCGACAGCTTCATCCGCCTCGATCTTGCTGCCGAACTCGACCGGCGGTGCGACCATCCGTTCCTGCTCACCGCATTGTCGCGGATCGTGAAAGACGAGCGCGTTTCAAACTTCGGGGCGGTCACCGCCAGCGCGGTCCTGCGCCTCGATGGCGTCCTCGACGACGTCGTGCGCACTGTCGCGCAGGCGATCGAGGATGGCCGCATCGACGCGGCGGAGCGCCAGGCCATTCGCAACCGCATCGTGGCGGCGAAGCAGGATCTTGCGCGCCTGGAAGCGATGATGATTGACGGGGCCGCGTGATGGATGGCGCACCCAAGAACGCGACCAAGACAGTGACGGCGATCTGCGCGCTGCTGCCCGACGACCCGGAAGCGGCCGTGAGCGTCGTGACTGTCGCCTGTGCCGCAGCGGCAATCACGGCCGGTCTGGATGACGAGGCGACCGTCGACGGTCTGCGGGCGGCACTCGTGTCCATGCGCGGAAACGGCTACGTCGATGCCGCCCGCAAGGGAGTGCACTGATGCAAGGTGCGGCCCTCTCCTCGACGTGTTGGACAGCCGGCGGCCCGGTCGGACCACGTTGCCTCGCTTTCCTGCGGCGGGTTCGCGCTAGCGGCGCCACCTACAAGCTCGTCCGCAATGCCGATCGAGAGGCGCTCGACAGGGCGCTCGCCGCTGGTTTCGTAGCGTGGGTCGGTTGCAGCCGCGACGACGTGCGGCTGACGGCGACGGGCGCGGAATATCTCGACCGGCTGGCGAGGGTGGAATGACGATGCTTCCCCGCCAGGTCCTCGTCGAATGCGTGCTGACGCTCTGGCTTCAGGAAAACCGCGACACGCACTCGATCGCCTCTGAGCTCGGCATCGACGAGGACGAGGTCTGCAAGATCATCGAACAATCGGAAGGAAGAAGGCCGTGAGAAAGATAGAAGTCTCGCGCGCGGACCTGCGCGCCGGTGTCGAAGCTGGGCCGGCGCCGATCCTGCAATGGATCGATATCGACCGTCTCGTCGTGGATGACAGCTACCAGCGCGATCTGAAACGCCAGAACTGGACGGCCATTCGGCGAATTGCCGCGCACTTCCGCTGGTCGATGTTCTCGCCGGTGTTTGTCTCCCCTGTCGAGGGCGGTGCTTATGCGGTGATCGACGGGCAGCACCGCACCCATGCGGCGGCGATGTGCGGCTTTTCCCAAGTGCCCTGCCAAATCGTGCAGATGACACTCGGCGAGCAGGCGGCTGCCTTCGCTGCGGTAAACGGCAAGGTGACGCAGGTCACGATCTGGCAGCTGTTCAAAGCTGCGTTGGCCGCTGGCGAGAAATGGGCGAGGGATGCCGACGAGATCGCACGCGAAGGCGACTGCAGAATACTGACCTACGGCAAGAGCCCGAAGGACAAGAAGCCCGGCGAAATCTATTCGATCAAGGGTTTCCTCCGGATAGTTGAGCAAAGGCCGCGGGCGCAGATCGTCGCGGCTCTGAAGCTGCTGCGCGCGACCGAGGGCTATGGCGATAACCCGGACACCTGGGACTCCGGGTGCGTCCTGCCGATGCTTATGGCTATGACGGAACGGCCTGCCGCACTCGCCAACCCCGGTTTTGCCAAGGCTTTTGAAAGCTTCGATTTCTGGGAGCTTGTCGACCGTGACGATGCGCATCGCCGTGAGAAGCGGCGGCTGGGTGTCGCCTATCCGCCAAAATCGGAGACTTTGCGGGCGGGCGTCCTGGAATGGATCGACAAAGCCTTTCCGCAGCGCATGGCGTTGCCTGCCCGGAGTGATGCGGCATGACGCTCGCTTATGCCTCCGTGCAGTCGCGTATCCTTGAAGCCGTCAAGGCAAACGGCAGCTACCGTTGCCAGAACGAAGGCGAGCAGGCAGCGGCCCGCAAGCTCAACGGTAAAGGTTTGGTCCGGCGCAATCCGCGGGACGGTTTCCTGTGGCACGATCCCGACACGGCGGTCGATCTGGCGCCGAACGGCGAGGGGGGCGATGGCGGACTTGGCGCCCCTGAAACGGGTGCCGATCGCCTCCCAGCGCCGGCCGCAGCCGAGCCCGGGCGTGCGGTGATCCGCATTCCGCTTGATTGGATCGATGTTGGCTTTCGGCTGCGCCAAGCCGACCCGGAGAAGGTTGCGGCACTTCAGGCATCCTTCGCCGAGCTTGGGCACCGCACGCCGGTCAGCGTAACGCGCCGGCCAGATGGTGATCGCTTTCTCCTCTCGGCCGGGCTTCATCGGCTCGAGGCGGCGCGGGCGCTCGGCTGGGCCGACATCCTCGCCTTCGTCGAAGAGGGCGACGATCTCGACGCGGAGCTTTGGGAGATCGACGAGAACCTTTGTCGCGCCGAACTGACGCCTGCGGACCGAGCGCTCTTCACCTTCCGCCGCAAGGAAATCCACCTGATGCGCCACCCGGAAACGGGGCATGGCGGCGACCGGAGATCAAATGGCCAAGTTGGCCACTTGAAGGACGATGTGGCGAAGAGCTTTTCCTCAGAGACTGCTGCGGCGACGGGGCAATCGGAGCGAGCAATCCGGCGTGACGCCGAGCGCGGGGAGAAAATCAGCGAGCGGGCGCTACGGCAGATCCGCGGTACGCGGCACGACACCGGCGTGACACTCGATCGGCTCAAGGGGCTCACCGAAGAGCAGCAGCTTGCCTATGTAGAGGCGCTGCGCGAGGCGGATAAGCGCGTCGCTGAAGAGGCGAAAGCCATTCGCGACGGCAAGCAGGCACTCTCGCGAAAGATCCGTGGCGCTGTGATCCGCGCCATTGCCGAGCGCGGCACGGTCTCGGCCGGCACAATGCCGCGCGCCGCCTTTCCGATCATCTATGCCGATCCGCCATGGGAGCAGGAGGCCTGGAGTGAGGAGCGGGGACAGGACAGGGGGCTTTCCTATCCGCATATGCCGATCGAGGAGATCAAGTCGCTCTGCGCTGGCGATGCGAGCCCGGCGACGCGCGACGCGCTGCTCTTCCTGTGGGTGACGGCCAACCGGCTCGACGACGGCATCGACGTGCTGCGCGCCTGGGGGTTCGATTACGTCACCTGCCTCGTTTGGGATAAATCGCGTATCGGCATGGGCCGATGGGTGCGGGACCGGCACGAGATCCTGCTCCTCGGAAAACGCGGCAACTTCCCGGCGCCGATCCCTGGCACGCAGAGCGCGTCGGTCCATGCCGAGGTGAAGGGCGAACACTCGGCCAAGCCCGTCTATTTTGCGGAGATGATCGAGAGGCTCTATCCGGACCTCCCGAAGCTGGAGCTGTTCCAGAGGCGCGAGAGCCTTGTAGCCGGCGACGTTCGGCTGAACGGCAACTGGACGTTCTGGGGCAATCAGGCGGGCGTGCCGAAAGGCGAGGAGCAATCCTCCGAGGTTTCTCGGGATGGGCGCGCCTGCGTGACAAAGGAAGAACTAGCCGAGTTCAAGGCGCTGGGCGCGGTCGACGGCGGATGCATGGGCGGCGGTCCGCTGCTCGACGAGATGATTGCTCTCGGTCTGGTCTGGCCTTCTAATCCACCGCAATTGACGGTCGGCGGCGCCGCGCGTCTGCGGGAACTCGAAGATAAGGTTAAGCGGGCGTTCGATGGCGACGCTGTAAGATGCGTGAAAAGCGAGGAAGCATGATCAGCATCCTCGCCATTCGGCCCTCCGTCGACGTGATGAAAGCGTTCGATGCCCTTCCCAAACCGTTGCGCGAAGCGATCGCCTCGGCGCCATTTGCATTCGATCCGGAAGAGATCGGCCAGCGCCTTGCCCGCGGCAGGTCGGCCGGCTCAGTCGTCCGTGAGATCGAGCGGGTCAGCGGGGGCGCGGCGTGACGCAGTTCCTCCCCATCATCGAAGAACTAGCCGATGCGCCGGACCATACTGCGCGGGCGCGATGGCTGCTCGAAGCGCCGCTTGCGGTGATCATTCGCGACCAGGTCACCATTCACCGGCTGCTCTCCGCGGCCGGTTTTCACGAAGGCCTAGCCTACTTCGCAGCCGAGATCGCGGCGCTTTCCGCGACGCGCGGCCGGGACGGGCTCGCGCCGAGCACGATCCGCATGACGCGGGAATACGCCCGCATCGGAATTCAGATCATTGCGCGCGGGGGCGCGGAGGAGGGGAAGCATGCTGCAGCTGGCTGACCGGGGACGGTCGCGCTCCGCGGCCGCCATGAGCGGCAAGATGGATGAGCTGCAGGCGCTAGCCGCCGTCATCCTCTGGAAATCGGGACATTTCGACACGTTCGACCTCGCCGCCGTTCTCGGCGTTGGCGAGGACGCTGTTTGCCGGACGCTGCAGGCGGCGCGGCATGTAGGAAGGGGGCATTTGTGAGGCCGACGAACTACAGCATCAACCCGTCCTTCGGGCTCGACAACCGGATGACGATCGTACTCTTTGCTGGCATGGGCGGCGGGTGTGACGGGCTGGAGGAGGCAGGATTTCACGTCCATCTCGCCATCAACCATGATCCCGTCGCGATCGCCGTTCACCAGAAGCGCCACCCGCACACCCGGCACGAGCGTTGCGACGTGTTCGAGGTCTGCCCGAAAGAGGCGACGCAGGGGCGCGGCGTGCGTGTGCTGCATGCTTCTCCCGACTGCACGCATTTCTCCGTCGCAAAGGGCGGCAAGCCGGTTTCCAAGCGGCGGCGCTCGCTCGCCTGGGTGGTCTGCCGCTGGGCGGGGCAGGTGCGGCCCGAGACGATCACGCTGGAGAATGTGCCGGAGATCCAGACCTGGGGGCCTCTGATCGCCAAGCGAGATCCGGCGGGCCGCGTCATGAAGCTCGACGGGACAATTGCAGCCAAGGGCGAGCGCGTGCCGGTCCGAGATCAGTGGCTGATCCCCGATCCGAGGAAGCGCGGTCAGATCTGGCGCGCCTGGCTGAAGCACATGCATAGCCTCGGCTACAGTTTCGAGGGGCGCGTGCTGGTTTGTGCCGATTACGGCATTCCGACCATCCGGAAGCGCTTTTTCGGGATTGCGCAGGCCGATGGTCGGCCGATCGAATGGCCGGTGCGCACCCACGCGCCACGCCATTTGGCAAAGTCGCTCGGCCTGAAGCCATGGGTCGGCGCGCATACGATCATCGACTGGTCGATGCCTGTGAAATCGATCTTCGGCCGAAAGAAGGCGCTGGCCGACGCGACCATGCGGCGCACCGCACGTGGCGTCATGCGCTATGTCGTCGATGCCGCGAAGCCATTCATCGTTCCGATCACGCACTCAGGCGGTGATCGGGTGCATGGCGTGGAAGAGCCGTTGCGGACACTGACGACGGCGCACAGGGGGGAACTGACGGTGGTGGCGCCGACCGTGCAGGCCTACTACGGCGGAGAGCAGGGGATTCGGCGCGGCGGTGATGTAGAGGAGCCGCTGCAGACATTCGTGACGGAGCCGCGCCACGCACTCGCCGCTGCTCACCTCCAGCGGCAGTTCGGTAGAAGTACGGGCTCGGGTGTAGAGGAACCGGCGCCGACCTTTGAGAGCAAGGGTAAGACGGCTTTGGTCTCCGCCTTCCTCGCGCAACATAACAGCGATCCGCGCAACGACGGCAGAAAGATCTCGCGCAAGGGTTGCAGTGCTGATGAGCCGCTCGCATCGGTCACCACGTCGCCGCAGGTCGGCATCACTGCGGCTTTCTTGGCGCAGCACAATACAGGTGAGCCTGGACGGAAAGCCGACGAGCCTCTGTCGACCATCGTCGGTCGCGGCTCCACACAAGGCGTCGTTGCAGCCTCCATGCTCAACCTGCGCGGCACAGACAAACGTGGCCGCGACGCGCTGGAGCCGTTGGCGACCGTCAATGCCGGAGGAAACCATGCCGGACTTATCCTTGGGTTTCTTCAGCACTATTACGGCACGGGCGGACAGGATCAATCGCTCGCGAATCCGCTCGGCGCCGTGACCGGCAAGGCTCGACACGGGCTGGTAACGGTGAGGGTGGGTGGCGAAACCTACGTCATCACGGATATCGGCATGCGCATGCTGGAGCCGGAAGAAGGTGCTGCCGCGCACGGGTTTCGGCGCGGCGCACTGCCTGACACGATCACGGTCGACGGCAAAGAGCGTCGTCTCACCAAGACCGAGAAGTATCACCTCGTCGGCAACAGCGTGCCGCCGCGGATGGTCAGGCTATTGGCTGAATGCAATGTCCGGCGCGAATTCGCGGAGGCGGCGGAATGAGTATCGCCATCATGTCACAGTTGTTCAAAGCGCACCTTGGTTCGACGAACAGGAAGATGCTTGCCGTGCGCCTGGCGGACTTCGCCGACGACGAAGGCAAGGGCATCTGGCCGACTGTCGGCCGGCTTGCCCAGGAGACGGAACTCTCCGAGCGCTCGGTGCAGCGCATCCTCGCAGAGTTCGTAGAAGAGGGATTGCTCGTCGTTGTCAGGAAGGGCGGCAGCAAGCCCGGAGAGGCGACCCGCTACGATTTCAACATGGCAGCCCTCGCACGGTTGAAGGCTTCGAAAAACGCCTTCGACGGGTGTCACGGTGTCACCCATGACACAGTGTCACCCGTGACAGCGGCGACGCCTATGGGTGACACAGACGACGTCTACGGGTGTCACGGTGACACCCAAACCGTAATAGAACCACCAATAGAACCATCAGAGAGAGAGGGTGCGCGCGAAGGCGATTTGAAGGATCAGGACGATCCGGCGAAATTCGGCAAGCGAGTGAAGGCTCTCGAGATGGGAACGGCGAACAATCCGTGGCCGGGTGCGATCGCCTCCTCGACGGCTTGGGCTCTGCAGCAGTTTGAGAAGCTGACGCCGGAAGAGCGTCGGTTGGCTGAGGAGCGGCGCGACGCATACCTTGCCGAGTGCAAGGCGCAGAAAGTCAAGAACGTCGCCCTCGGCGTTTATTTGCGAGACAAGAAATTCCTCGCCATTTCGGCGCTCGCCGGGAAGGTACAAGCGACGAGCACAAAGATCCCCGTTGCTCCGTTCGGGCCGGTATGGGCCGGAATTCGGGTGCTGGCGCTCCTCGATGGGCCAGAACCTGTCGAGATGCCTCTCGGTGTGCGTGATCGTATCAGGCAGACATTCGAAACGCTGATGCGCACCAGCGAAGCAAGGGCGCGATCCTACGTCGGCGGAAAAGGGATTTCGGTTGGGTCCGGTGGCGAATTGATCTTTCCGGATGATTTCGACCAAGCAGAGTTGCGGCGCCGCGTCGTCGAGAGCGGCTATCCGCGAGCCAATGATCTGCACGCGCAGGCAAAGAATCGCGATCGCACTGTTACCGAGGCTCGCTTCGAGGCGCTGGCAGATCTTTGTGAGCCAGTGCCTGTCGGGTCAGAGCTTTTCGAACGCTGGCGGGACTATCACGAGGCCGCCGGCTGGCCGTTCGTTCCAGATCCCGGCTCGATGCCCGTCGTCTACTTCCCCAAGGGCGGACCGGAGAGACTTCACCATTTCGAGACCGCCGCAAGGGCGGCACTGAGACAGGAGCGGAGCAATGATCATGCAGCGTAGGACACTCTCCGGAAGCCCGATCGCGCTGCAAGGACGTGAGCGGCTCTCGGACAGAATTCGGCGAATCACAGCAGCGAACTTGAAGGCAGCATCTATGAAAGTGACGGAAATGAACCCCGAAAATGCCCGTTGGTACTGCCTTCATGTGAAGAGCGGCAAAGAATTTGATGTGGAAAACGCATTGACGGAAGCGAATGTCGAGGCGTTCATGCCGCGAGAAAGGGTTGTTCTAGTGCGCCACGGTCGGAAAATCGAAAGCGAGCGCCCCTTCTTTCCGAGCTACCTGTTGGTGCGACTGGTGCCAACTCCGGAAGCGTTTCATGGCCTGCGGTACCAGAAAGACGTCCTCGATTTCGTCGGTGGGCCGGCTGGATACCATGTCATCAACGATGCAGATGTAGTTGTTTTTAAACGGCTCTCTGATGGTGTTGAGGCGCCCAGAGTAGCAACCGATAAGTCCTTTCGTGATGGGGATCAGGCCGACATCGTGCTTGGGCCGTTCGCCGGCTTCAGGTGCGTTGTAACGGCTGTGAAGTGGTGCCGGCAGGCAAAGGCGAGCGTGCGAATTGACGTACAGGGCAGGCCATTCGATATCGAAAGCATGCCTCTTGCGTTTCTCCGGAAGCTATGAGAGTCATTTTGCACGGACGAGCCGGAAGACGTTACCCTCCGATCCCCTAGCCAAGCGCTAGGGCAGAGCAGGCAAGAAGCCTCAGGGACAACGCTCCAGCCCCACGCCCAAAAAGCCTCCAGGCGGAGGCACCGACTCAGGGCCAGTGCTACTGCTATGTTTATATGATGGGCGACCGTGAGGTCGCCTTTCTCCGTTAAAGGTTATGGGCAGGCCGTTTCGGAGCTTCTGATGTTCGACGCTCAGATCAAAGTCGATCTCCAGCAGTTCAATCGATCCCTGACTGATATCGAGCGGAAGCAGCTTCCCTATGCCATCATGCTCACGCTGAACGAGACGGCCAAAGGTGGCCGCCTCGAAGTCCAGCGAGAAATGGATCGGGTATTCGACCGGCCGACGCCGTACGCAAAGCGGGGAGTCGTTTATGACCGCGCCTCCCGGCAGAACCTGAGGGCGGCGGTTGTCGTGACCGGTGACCGCACGAAGGGCGGCTTGCCTGCCACCGCATTCCTCGGCCCGCAGATCGAGGGAGATCAGCGCACACACAAGGCCTTCGAGCGCCAGCTCGTCGATCGTGGTTTGATGCAGCGGAACCTCGTCGCGGTACCAGCGAAGCGGGCGCCGCTCGATCGCTACGGCAACATGACGCAAGGGTTTCTGAACCGTGTCATGGCCGACCTGCAGATCGATTATCGCGGTGCTGGTGCGACCCGTACCCGCACCTCGTCGTCGCTCAAGCGGAACAAGAACTACAAGAACGCGCGGTTCTTCGTGCCGAAGCAGCCTTCGCATCTCTATCCGGGCGTTTACCAGCGTGATCCGGCAACGAACGCCATCCATCCGGTGATCTTGTTCGTGCCTCAGGTCTCGTATCGCATCCGCCTTCGCCTGCGCGAAGTCGTCGAGCGGTACGTGGTCGCCAACGTCCACGATCATTTCGCCGTCGCCTTCCAGCGGGCGGTTCGGACGGCCCGATAGCCGCTCCGAGGGTTCATGGGTCCTTCCTGGCATCCGCCGGCATGCGGGTATTTGGCACGGCGGAGGTTGTCCAGTCTGAGCGATTTTTTGAAGCCTAAAGTCAAAGCCTAAACTAAAGAGCGCGGCTAAAGTCGGACCTAAAATGACACTGTCCGCTGAAACCATGACGAAAGGCGCCTTCGCCGCGCATATCGGTGTGAGTGCTGGGCGCATCTCGCAATACATCGCCGAGGGCAAGATTTACGGCGAGGCGCTCGAAGGGGATGGCAGGTCGGCGAAGATCAGGCCTGCGATCGCGCGGCAGCAGCTTCAGAAGACGTTGGAGCCATCGCAGCGCTTCGGGGCGAATGGTGTGGCCGTCCTCAAGTCGGCGGCCGCGCAACCCGCATTGCAGCTCGCACCGTCCGATGGTGCATCCGTGCCGCCGCCGCGGTTGACCTTCACCGACGATGTTGCCGACCAACTCGCGGCCGAGCGCCTTCGCCAGCAGCAGATCACGACGGCACGCCTCGAGCGCGAAGAGGCGCTGGAAGTCGGCCGGTACATGCTGACCGACGAGGCCCGGCGCCAGACGGTGCGCGCTGTTTCCGAGGCCTTCAAGGTTATGGAGCAGGGGATTCCTGAAATGGCGAAGGCGATCGCGGCCCAGTTCGGCGTGCCGATGCATGACGCGACGCATGCCCTGTTGAAGGTGTTTCGCGATGTTCGCGCAAAGAAGGCAGCCAGCTTTCGCACCGCCGCAGACGAGCAGCCGGAGCACATCGAGGACGAGCAGCCGTGACGATGCTCTATAATCCCGAGCGGCTGGTCTACCAGGTCCTCGCCGAGATCTGCGAGCCGCCGCCGGCGGTCGACTATCTCAAGTGGGCGAAGGAAAACATCGTGTTTTCCGAACGCATCACGGACCATCCGGGGCCATACAACGAAGACCTGGTGCCGTTCTTCTCGGAGATCCTGCGGGCGTTGTCGCCAGAAGATCCCTGCAACATCGTCAGCTTGGCGAAGTCGGCGCAGATCGGCGGTACCATCTGCGCCAACATCTTCACGCTCGGCTCGCTCGACATGGCGCCCGGCGATTTCCTCTATGTCCACCCAACCGAGGAGAACGCCGCGCGCTGGTCGAAGACGAAGCTGATGCCGCTGGTGCGCGAGATGCCCGGGGTCGCGAAGTTGTTTTCACAGAACAGCCGCGATGCGAGCAACTCGGTGCTCTACAAGGAACGCATCGACGGGCGCGGCGCCATCCAAGCGGCCGGCGCCAACTCGCCGGCAGGCCTGTCGATGATCTCGCCGCGAAAGCAGGTCCAGGACGATCTTGCCAAGTGGCAGATGAACGAGGCCGGCGATCCGGAGGTGCAGGCAGACAGCCGCAGCAAGGCGTTCTTCAACGGCAAGATCTTCAAGATCTCAACGCCGATGGTCTCGCCCGGCTGCAAGATCACGTCGAACTATCAGGAAGGGACGCAGGAGACCTACCACGTTCCGTGTCCGCACTGCCACGAACTGCAGGAGCTGCGCTGGGAGAACATGCGGGATCACATCGATCCCGAGCATCCCGAGCAGGCGCATTTCGTCTGCATCCGTTGCGGCTGCGAGATCCACGAGCACCACCGCGAATGGATGGTGAAGCCGGAAAACGGCGCGAAGTGGGTTGCCAAATATCCGGAGCGCGGCCGCCGCCATCGCTCCTTCCGCATCTGGATGGCTTATTCCCCATTCGAGCGCTGGGAGAACCTGGCGCGCGAGTGGCTGACGGTCCAGGCCGGCGGACCGGAGAACCGGGAAAAGGGCTCCGGCGCCGAGCAGACGTTCTGGAATGACTGGCTCGGGCTCGCTTTCGAGGCGGACAACAAGGCGATCGACTGGGAGGTGCTCCGCGATCGCGCCGAGGACCACGGTTTTCAGCGCGGTGTCATTCCGGCCGAGGCGCTGGCGCTGGTGCTCGGCATGGACGTGCAGGGCGATCGCGTCGAGTGGCTGCTGGTCGGTTATGGCAGGAACCGGTACCGTGCCGTGATCGATCATGGCGTAATCGACCATCGCGCCGGCAGCCACCTGGCGGACGCGAAGGAACATTCCGGCCATATCTCCGAGCCGGAGGTCCGCGCCGCCCTCGACCGGCTGCTGCAGCGCGAGTGGCTCGACGATGCCGGCCGCAAGCGCACCGCAGACCGTGTCGCGATCGACGGCAACGCCTATACCGACGATGTCTGGAACTGGGTTCGCAAGCATCCGAAGTCGCGCGTCATCATGGTTCGCGGCGGCAATACGGAAGCGGCGCCGCCGATCGTGCAGACGAAAGAGTACGACCGAAAGGGCAAGCCGAAGAAGCAGAAGTGGTCATCGCGCTTCTTCACCTTCAACGCCTCGGCGTTCAAGATCCGGCTCTATCGGGACTACAAGAAAGACGATCCGGAGCAGGCGGGCTACATCCGTTTCGCCCGCGGCTTCGGAGACGATTTCTACCAGCAG